TGATCCCACAAGTTCATAAAAGGTGTGAGAAAGGTGTGAGATATGCCGGACAGTTTCAAGGGTAGTGAGTCGATCACTTTGCAGCCAGGGGATGTATTCGTGCCGATACTCATGAAGTTTCCCCCGGCCAGTGCCACTACGTCCAACGATGGCGCTATACCCTATGGGTCCACGGTTGCATCGGCCACTGTCAGTCTGCACCACAGTATATCGGGTACCCGGACTACCGCCCCTGTGAAAGTAATCACAGCCACAAGTAACCGGATAGTGGCCTATTGCTCATACGCTTCTACACTGGAAAGTGGCTTGTACCACCTTAAGGCCCTGGTGAATGTGGTGTTGGCGGGACGGTCAACGGCAATGGTGAGGGAATTTGATTTGAGAAGGGTGTATGTGGTGGATAGGTGATAAGAACACCGGCCGGGAGCGAAGGGGTGAGGACTGAATAATGACAACTGTAATGACTACTGTCAGAAATACGTCGGCTACTTGGGAGCCGGTGAGCCTGGAGACGGCTAAGAACCAATTGCGACTGGAAATCGGCTACACCGATGATGACGATCTCATTCAAAGTTGTATTGCCACAGCCCGTTTGAGAATTGAAGAAATCACCAACAGAAAACTGTCTCAAGAGGTATGGACATTGTACAGGGATGAGTGGCCGGGTGAGGACAGTTTGGAGATCCCTTATCCGCCTTTGCAGTCCGTAGCCAGCACTGGCATAACATACAAAAACTCCACCGGCGTTACTGCCGCACTATCATCTACAGCATGGGAAAGTGATACGGCGGGCGAGCCCGGAAGAGTAGTACTGAAATACAATAATGACTGGCCCATAAATCCTCTTTGGCCCACCAACCCTATAGCCATAAGGTTCACATGTGGCTACACGACTCAGAGTAAGGTACCGCCGACTATCAAAAGTGCAATGTTACTATTGATTGATGACCTTTATCACTATCGGACTGTGAATAGTGATACAATGGATGCCGTAAAGTCATTGATTGGAAGTCAAAGATTCAAGATGTTTTGAAAGGAAGAAAGGTAAAGTAAAAGTGAGAAAGCGCACTGACAATCCCGAATCACTATCCCCCAGCGCCAGGCGCAATCAGTGGGTGGTGATTCAGATGAGAAAGAAAACCCGCAATGCGTCAGGGGAAGAAGTGGTGGCGTGGGTGGATGATTTGGGGACGTGGGGAGAGGTCAAGGCGCTACAGGGTATGGAATATTTCAATTCCCGTAGCCAACAGATCCAAACAGAAGTGACACATAGGATACGGATAGGGTATAGGGAATTGTCCAATGGGGATAGGATAGGACCAAGCTGTAGAGTGAAGTTCAAAGAAACGGAAGCGGGGGCACGGTATTTTGATATTGAGAATGTTATTGACGCGGGAGAGAGGAAAAGAGGGTTGGAGATAATGGCGATAGAGACAGAGAGTGTCGAGAAGGATACGTGAGAGTATAGTGCCTGGTATTTTTCACACATCAATCAAATTCGAAGGTGAAGAGGCGCTACTCAAGAAATTGACTGAATTGGAGGGATTTTTGGATAGGAAGGATGTGTTGCAAGCCGTAAAAGGCGGGGCCGATATCATACGGTCCAAAGCACTGTCCAATTTGAAATCGCGGACCAAAGTAAAGACAGGAAATTTACGCCGGTCACTGGTCTCCAAAACATACCGCGAACAGCGCAGAGGGAACCCGGCGGCATTCGCGGCTATAGACTACCGGATAGGCCGCCACGCCCACTTGCTTGAGTTCGGCCACTGGATGATAGTGGAGCCGAAAAGCCAACGATCCAAGGAGGGTTACACTTTCAAGAAGGGAGGGGTATTGAGTAGAAAGAGGCCGTGGGTGGGTGCCAGACCCTTTTTCAGGCCCGCGGTAGGATGTTCAATTGGACCTATAAGGGAACTATGGACACGTAAATTGACTGATATATTGGCCAAAGCAGCAAAACCTTGAAACAGAAATAGTGGATCGGTCCAATGCCCACTTTGACTCTGGATGAAGCCATTTTCAAGCGTGCCACTACGGGGGTGGGGAGTACTGCCCTGACCACTCTCATATCCACTCGCATATATCCGGGGATCGTGCCCCAAGCCGCCTCCCTTCCCGCCGTAGTGTTTTTTAAAGTTGGCGACCCCCCCAACCATGTCATGGGCAGCGACGCCACACTTTATTGCCCAACATATCAATTTTCAGTATTCAGTACAGGGAAGTCACAGGCGAGAACTGTGGCCAAAGCCGTAAGGAACAGGTTCAGAGATTATTCAGGTGTGCTGGGGGGAGTGGGGGGAGTGCCGGTGCAGAGATGTTTTTTCGAGGGTGAGATGGATTTGAATGAGGGAGGGGATATTATGACAGTGAACCCTTCCCCGATCACCCATATTGTCCAGTCATATGTTATTTGGCATACCAGCAGTACATAAGGGGTTGGGGAGGAGGGATAATTACTATGGCCGAGAGAGTAATCAAGAGCGTAAAGATACTGGTGAATGGTATTCAGGTTGACGCCCGTGCCAATCAAGTAACCTTGGACCACAAGGCCGAAATACAGGATACAACTGTGTTTAATAGTAGCGGGAGAAAAAGGCGGGCAGGGCTATTGGATACGTCATTGTCGGCAGGGGGATTTGTGGACAATGGCACTACGGGATTGGATAAAGCCCTATACGGTAACTTGGCGGTCAGTGATTCTGTATTGACCGTGGTGGCCGACGGCACATCCCCCCGCTGTAGGACATTTTTCACGAGAGGGGTGAGTGCGGAATATGGCGTGAGCGGGAATGTGGGGGAAATGGCGGCCTTCAGTCTGGCAGCCAATGGGGGGCAGGCACTGGTGAGGGGTAAAGTGCTAAGGTGCGGGGCAATGACAACCTCACCGCAGTATTCAACCGCCGTCAATATATCGTACAACGGCTCAACAATATTGCGGACAAGTACCCAAGGGGTGTTTGCAGCATTGCATATTTTCAAGGTGAGTAGTAGCGGGGCGCAACTGACAGCAAAGGTACAGAGTTCATGCTCGTCAGGCTTCACAGCAGCCACTACAGCCTTGAAATTCACAAGTGTGGATGATAGTAGTGGATTGAAGCCAAGGACGGCGCAATGGGCTACTACGGCCCCCAGTACCAAACGGGCATGGTTCAGGGTGAGTAGTTCGAAAGTTGGCGGTGCGACCCCTGGAATAACAGGCTATGTGGTGATTGGAGTGAGATGAGCGATATGGTATCGAGCAATATTGAATAATCAAGGGAGGGTAATGAAATGGCAGAATTTGTATTGAAAAGTGCGTGGCTCATAATTGGCACTTCGGCGGCTCCGGTGAATCTCACCAGTAGGCTGAGAAGTGTCAGCATCAGTTACAAGGCCGAGATCCAAGACAAAACAGTGATGGGAAGCAGTGGAAGAAAGCGGATTGCGGGATTGAAGGATTTCAGTGTGTCGGCTGATTTCAATCAGGACTATGCGGCGAGCAATGTGGACGCTACTCTTTTCCCTTACATCGGCAGTACGGCCCAGCGGATAGTGGTAAAAGCCACAAGCGGGGTGGTGGCTGCGGGCAATCCGAGATGGATGGGGAGTGTGTTGCTGGATTCGTATTCCCCGATATCAGGGGGAGTAGGGGATCTGGCGACAGTGAGTGTGAGTTGGCAAGGGAGCGGGGTATTGACGAGAAGTACGGCAAGTACGTAATAGACAGGGCAATAGACACAAAACACCGGATTAAAGGGTGATTAAAGGATTAAGGGGGCGGGTTATGGAAAACGGAATGGAGGAAAGTGTGGCGGCGAAGGGAAACGAAAGTGAAATCGAAAGCAAAGGCAAGGGTGTAGTCGCCGGGGTCTCTCTCCGGGACCGCATAAAACACTCTTGTGACATACGTCATGAGGACGTGGCGATCCCGGAGTGGGACAATTGTGTGGTGAGAGTAACAAGCATGAGCGGGAAGGAAAGAGCGGCAGGATTCGAGTATTACCTTGATAAGAAGGGTGAGGTGGATAGGGCGAGATTTATTGGATATTTGGTGGTGGCCTGCTGCACCGACCCCGCCACAGGCGAGAAGGTGTTCGGGTTTGACGATATTGATTGGTTGATGGAGAAGTCCACCGGTCCGATAGAGAAGCTGGCTGACGCGGCTAGAAAAGTGAGCGGACTAGGAGAAATGGCGGTGGTTGATGCCGAAAAAAACTAAGATTCCGCCACCCGGAAAGACTGTTTTATTTCCGGTTGGCGGAGAGTTTGGGGATGACAGTAAGGGAGATGCTGGGGAAATTGGACTCGCGGGAGATTACGGAGTGGATGGCTTATTGGAAAGTGAAGGCTGATGACGCGAAGAGGGATAGAGAGAGACAGGAAATGATGACGAGGGTGAAAGGGAGAAGGGTAAGGGGATAAGGGTAAGGGGAGAAGGGTAAGGGATAGGGCTAAGGATGAGGGAGGCTGTTAGTGGATATAGGTAAGCTATTTGCCAGAGTGGGTTTGTTAGATGATGGGTTCAGTAGTGAAATGAACCTCATCAAACGCAAATCCAAAAGTTTCACTGACGACATAAGTAAAGCGTTCACGGAACTGGGGAAGACTGTGTCGCAGGGGGCGACGGCGTATAAGGCATGGAAATTGGGGACGAAGGTTTTCGGCGACGCTTTCCAGGCTACTGAAAAGATTAAAATCAGTACTGTGTCAATGGCGGCCATTATCACTTCCATGTCCAAGCAGGCTGATAAGGATTTGGCCGGGGCATACAAAAAGGCCCTGGCCTATACCCAACAGTTAGTCCCCTACTTGGAAGTCCTTGATGCCAAAACAGTAGCCACTGCGCAAGGTCTCATGGCTATGGCCGAAACCTTCGCCTATAGTGGAGTACTGTTGAAGACCAACAATAAGGAGCAGGAACAGGGTTTCGTGAATATTGCTAATGCCCTGGCACTCATCACTCAAGGCCAAGACCAAGAGATCCAAATGAGACAAGAGATAAGGGGGTTGATGAGTGGGCAAGTGAGGGATCAAAATAGGTTGGCCGTAATGATAAACAACATGGTAGGGGGTGATTTAAAGAAACACCTTGCAATCTGGATAAAAGAAGGAACAGTGATCGAGAATATCGGAGGATTTCTCAAGGGGTTTGCCGCATCCACAGCGGATATTGAAAACACTTGGGCGGCCATAGGCACCACTCTTGAGACTATTTACCAAAGGACACTGCGCGGTGCATTCGCGCCTATTTATCGGGATATCATAAATTGGGGACGAGAAATTGTAAAAGACGGCTTCAAGGCACTGGACACAAACGTTGACATAACCGAAGAGATGAAAAAACAAGAAAAGGGGGCGAAAGAAATAAAGCAGCACACTGAGACTTGGGCGGATATGCTGAGTGAGGGGGTGAGAAAAGGGTGGATAGTGGTGAAGGCGGCGGCCCGGACAGTATGGGATATTGTGGGTGATATCGCGCCGCTCTTGATAATATGCGCTCAGGTGACAGGGTTGATGGCTAAAGGGTGGGGGTATATCGTTTCTGTGTTGCCTGCTGCGTATAAAGAGACGAAACGAATAGCGGATGAAGCAACAGGGGGATTGTTATCAAGAACAAAGAAAAGACTACAGGAGGTGATAGAGGCACTTAAGAAAGAGGATTTGTGGGAGGCATTGGTCGCCGCGTCAGGTGCAAGAGATAAAGGCTTAGGGGCGATGATGGAAGCGCGGTGGGAGAAATCCCTGGAAGCTATGCGAAACAAAACAGGTCTCCATCTCGCCAAAATCAAAGGAGATATTCTTTCCAGCAACTTCCTTGACGAAGCGGCGGCTGCGTTGGTGCAATACGAAGCCAATTTGGCTAAGCTCAAGCTTACCCCTGAAATTCCGGAGCCACCTGAACTGAAAAAGATGTCGAAAGGGGATGAAGAAAAAAGCGCCAAAGCCCGCACTGATGCAATGATGGAGGAAGCCCGCAAATCAAAAGAAATAGCCGAAGACGTCTACAAGACCCGCAAAAGCTATATTGACGCCGAAATCGACCGCATGAGAGAGCTGGGGGTATATGAAATTGACATTATGACCCAGACGGCTGAGGCGGGTAAAGACGCGATATTCGAGTGGTATGAGAGTAGTAAGCAAGCAATAGATGCCGAAGCCGAAGCGAGAAAGGAGAAGAAAGAGGAAGCGTTTGATAGTGAAAAGTGGGTTGCGGCTCAGATGGCGGCGCTGGATGCGGAGAGAGAAAAGAGGGTGGCCGGTAACACTGAGAAGTTAACGGGTATGGAAGTGGCGGCCGGAAAGAAAAAGGTAGAAGTCACGGCTTCCATGTACCGCGAGATTAATGAGTATTCAGAGGAAGCTTTCCGGGCTGAAGTGGATAAGTTGGACAGGGAGAGATTGGCAAGGCAGTCGGCGAGCGAGGACGGTGTGTTGGCGTGGAAGTGGTTCAATGATAGGGTTGCGGAACTGGCTGAGGAACGTACCCGCAAAGTGAACGCTTCCGCTGCCGATATGTATGGGTATTTGGCAAAGCTAGCCGGTAACAGCCTTGACGAACACGAGAGATATGTGGGGGAGTGGTTGCGGCTATCCGAAACCATGTACGATA